CGTCGCTATCGGCGGTGATGGGCGGATTGGTGGCCAGCGTGCCATCGATCACAAAGCGGTTGTTCGCGCTGTTGAGGATGTACTTGAGCTGGTAGAGGCCGCTGGGATAATCGGGGAATACGCGCTCCCAATTCCAACTATCGCCGGCGCGGAGGTCGGTAGGCTCCAGCGGAATATCGGAATCGTAGAATTGGTTGATCGGCGTGGCTGGATTGAGTAAGTTACCCATAGGTTCACTATGGGCAAGAATGGCAATTTAGCGCTAATTTAGGCTGTTTAAGCATCTGTAGGCTTGTTGCTTTCCCACCCATCGCAAAGAGCGCGATGGATGGGGCACCCGGCGTTGGCAAGCATGGTTTGAGGGTCGCTCGATTCATCCTCGCGACATTACCTGCCTAAAAGCTCATCCGGCACATCGAAGAATCCGAGAGCGCCAGCGTTGACGTTAATTGAAATCAAAGGGATTTATATACATGAGTCCCTTTCAGTCCCAAGTCGATGCAACAGCATCAGGTTTACCGGGGTCTGTGCCCCAGTCAGGGTTCCAATTAGAGCGGATACTCATTGCGGTGGTGGAATCGCCGCCCTGCTCAACAAACCGAGCCAGCATCTCACGCATTGCCTGTAGTCCATCGCGGAATGCATCATCCATGCGGTCCTCAGTGAAACCGCGACCGTCGTCAATGTCTCCATCGTCGCCCCATGCCCCTAAACTCATAGCTTCACTTCGCTTTCTCTCCCGAGGGAGTCAAGTATGTAATTCCCAAATCAAAGGGTGCGGCCAAAGTTACGGAGCCGGGATGCGGCGGATGGCCGGCGGCGGACGGGGGCGGGCTTGGCTGCCTGGGTGAGTACCGCCGCCAGTTTCACGGACGTATCGGCTGTCTTCTGTGCCCAATCGGACGGCGTTTCGCTTGCGGCTGATTCCTGTACGGAGCCAATGTATTCCTCGGCGGGCGCGGGCGTTGGCATACCAGCGGCCTCGCGCTCAAGGCGGAGCTTTTCGGCGGCGCGGAAGAGGCTGCGGGCGATCTTGCGGAAGTTTGGCCGGCGAACGGAGACGGCGGCGCGGGCGTAGACGGCGCAATCAAGGGCCTCGTTACGCTCGCTGGTTTTTACCCATTGCATGGTGGTGTTGAAATCGCGGGTTGTCTTGACCAGTTTTTCAGCAGTGAGCTGGCGGAAATACTCACTATCAAGCGTGTTGCTGAAGTGTGTATATCCCGGCCCGCCCTGGGCGCTGTTGTGAATGCGCAGCGATGTGAAGACGTCCTCTTTGGCGGTGTCAACGCCCACGGTGTAGAGCAGCGACTTGTAAGGGCCGACGCGTGATCCCGAGGAGAGGAGCGGCTTGCCGATGCCAGCGCGGCCCATGATGGCGTGCCAGCGGCGCAGCTCGTGCTTGCGCGTGAACTCGTATACGCGCTCAGTGTGATGGCCGCCGGAGTCAATGAGCGCGGTGGCAATGCGCATGGTGACGCCGGAGCGGTGCTCCCACTCTTCCAGGAGATATGTGCGGAGCGCGGCCCAGGGGCTGGCCGGATCGGTATCCGGCAAAGATGGATCGCCGGGGAAGGCTTTGTGCTCGATAGCCCAGCGCTCATCGTCAAGGCCCCAGCCCCAGACGGTGCATTCCAGGCGATTGTCTTGCGTGTCCACGCCCGCCGTGAGCCAGAGAACGCCGCTGGGCAGCACGTCGCGCTGGAAGCGTTGGCGCTTCTCCAGTTCCGTCATGTTGGCGCCGGTGCCGCGAATCTCCCACGTCTCAGCCAGGTTCGTGTTGACGAAAACCTTCATGCGCTCAAGAGAGGTTTGCGCCTCAAGCCATTCGTGAATGAGCTTGAGCCAATCCACGACGGGAGAGTAAAGCGCGTTGAGCTGGAAGCCGGCCGTCTTGCCGTCGTGGCTCTCAGACGTGGCGCGCCACTCACCGCGGCGTATCATCTCGAACTTTTCAGACTCCTCGATGATGCAGCCCTGAGTGCAGACGTAGTGCCACTCGATCACGCGGGGCCGCGCGGTGGCGGCGGTGGGCTCAGTCTTCCATTGCAGCCGCTTCCATTCCAATACCTGCATCTCTCCGCAATGCGGGCAGGGCACGTAATACCTCCGCTTGTCGCTGGAGTCGTAGGCTTTCTCGATGCGGCTCAGGTTCTTGATGGCTGGCGTCGAGGCCATGATGATTTTGCGATTCCAGAAAGTCTGTGTGCGCTTTTTGGCTAAATCGGCGGGATCGCCCTCTGTGCCGGCGGACTCTTCCCAACGGTCAACCTCATCCATCTCAACAATGCGGATGGGCATGGAGCTGAGACCGGCGGGCGCGTTCGACCCGGCCATGACCAGGACGCCGCCGAGAAATTCCTTATTGAGAAGCGTGTTGCCGGAGTCACGCGAGCGCGGCGAAGGAAAGAGCTTTTTGAGTACAGGCGTGTCGCGAATCATTTTGGCAACGCGGTTTTTAGAAAATTTTTCAGCCTCACTCAAGCTGGCCTGAACGAAGAGAATCGGAGACGGCTCCCAGTGGGAGTAGTATCCGACGGTGTTGAGCTGGATCTGCGTTTTGCCGGACTGCGCGCACATCATCAGCGCGATGGTTTCAATTTCCGGATCGGTAATGGCATCCATGATGCCGCGCTGATATTCGGCAAACGAGGTTTGGAACTTGCCGGGGAAGGCTCCGGACTCTTTGGGAATGTAGGCGTAGCGGTCGGACCATTCGGAGAGCGTGAGAGCATCCGGCGGCCGGTAGAGCTTGAATGTGCGGTTGGACGCCGCGCCCAGGGCGGCAAGGCCCTCCGCGGAGGTTTGATAGAGCACGCGCGCGGAGGTCATACGGCCAACACCTCTTGCGCCAGGCGCTGTGCGGCAATCTCACAGTACCGCTCTTCGCGCTCAATGCCGATGGCAGAGAGGCCCAGGAGCTTGGCGGCCTCAAGCGTGGTGCCCGACCCCATGAACGGATCGAGGATGGTGCGAACGTCGGCCGGTGCCTGGCGGATTGCCCACGTCATCACAGAGAGTGGTTTCTGTGTGGGGTGAACGCGAACATCTTTGCAGCCCGGCGCTACGAGAAATCCGTTCCACCGATAAGCGATGCGGCGGACGCTCTTATCGAGGTTTGTCCAGGCAAGCTCGCAGTCGGCAAAGTCGGTATCGCCGCGGAGCTTGTCCCACACCAGCCAGCACTTCGAGGGCGGCAGGGTGAAGTAGTTTCCGCCGAAGATGATTTGATGAGCAGAACAGGAGCGAATCAGAGAGATCAGTTCATCGTCGGGCGGCGCATCATCCCAGGCGTAGTCTCCGTAATCGCGCGGCAGAACGGCTTTGCCTTTGACAAGGCCGGTCATGTGACGCTTGACGCCTTGGCCTTGATGCTGGGCTTTGCGGCCCATGCCGATTCCATACGGAGGATCGGTGAGGAGTAGATCGGCCGTGACGCCGCCGGCCAGGACTTCCCGGCAGTCCCTGTGATAGATCGTGATTCCGGCGTGCTGATAGTAGGGCGTCATTCTTCCTCATCCTCAACCGCAGCGCGCGATTGGCGTACCGCGTCAATGGAGGCCAGGTTGCCAAGGGTGGCCCGAACGCCCCGGTCGATCACGGCGTAGATTTTGGCGCGGTCCGCGAGGCCGATCAACTGAGGAGCAAGGCTAGACGGCAGGGCTAACATGAGGGTTTGAATGGACTTATTGGCGGAGGCGAGGACGCGCTCCACGTCTGAGATAGCGGCAACCTCACCGCGCTCACGGGCAAGTTGAAGCTCTTTCAGATCGGCCTCGGCGCGGGTTTTCCGGGCCAGGGCGGCTTCCATGGTTTCAAGCGGCTCCGCATCTGGATTGGAGGGCTTGCGATTTCCGCCATTTCCGCCGTTTTCGGCAATCCGAAAGGCGACATACCAGCGGAGAGTTTCCGGCCAATCGAGGGTGCGGCCGCGCGGATCGCTATTTGCCGGTAAACCTTTGTCTTTGATCCAGTTGCGGACTTGCCGGTCTGTAACGCCAAGCAACTCCGCAACGTCAGCAACCGTGAGCGCGGAGTAGCTTTTCGGGTTTTCAGCTTTCGGCATAAGGGCGGAAACGGAAATCACGGTTTTTGACTCTGGCGCTAGAAGACACCGGGGCTGGCGCGTCACCCCCAACCGAGCCCCACCAAAGAAGGACCCGCGAGCCTGTGCGGCACTGACGCCCGTCTTTTGAACAGTCACAAGCTACTTATTATCAATGGGTTATCCGATAAACCTCCAAGAGTGGCGGCTGGCCCGTTTGGGAGAATTTGTATAAGAGCAAGGCCCGCAAGCCAAGCTCACAACGCAACCGCCCTCTATCTCTGCCTTACCTGTGTGGTCAGAAACCGCGCTAATTATGTGGGTATTCCTCGCGGTACTCTTCGATTTCATCTGAGTGGTAGCCGTCTGATTCCATGCGCCGCCCCATAGATTCCGCCAGATTGCGTAATCGAATCAATTCGTTGCAGACACAAGCAATAGCCCCGCCGCAAAGTATTCCAGTCGAACGTATCTCTTTTGCTGTCAGCTTTGTACGGTTTGGTCTGTAATCGTCATCGATTTGTATCATCACGTTCCTTTCAGTTCATCCAGCCAATCAGCCCAGGCTTGCAGCATCTCGGCTCGTTGCTGGGCATACTGCGCACGGTTGTAAACGCCGCGCACGCCTTTGAGTTTGTGATTGAGCGACTTCTCAATCACATCCGTGTTGTACTCTTGCTCACTCAGGTTGGTTGCTGCTGTGCGTCTCAAGTCATGCACTGTAAAGTGTTCTATCTTCACAGGGATACGGCTCAACGCACGGTTGAGTGTGCTGGCTCCAATCGGTGTGTGATCCGCCTGGCGCATGGGAAACACAACGCTTGCGCGCGGATGCCGTTCGCGCTGTGCTCTCAGCAACTCAACAGCTTGCCGGCTCAACGGGATCACAAGCGGCGTGTCTGTCTTCGAGTGCGCTTCCGGCAAAGCCCATTCCGCCTTGTCTAAATCGAACTCATCCCAGCGCGCGCGCCGTGCCTCGCCTTTGCGTGTCAACGTCAACAGAATGAACCACAAAGCCGCTTTCAGATCGGGACGAATCCGAGCCACATCCAAGGCTTTGACAAACACCGCAAGCTCTGGCGGTTTCAGTGATCGATTGCGCTCACTCATCTCCGCCACAAACTTGGCGGGGATCGCAGCCAACGGATTCTTGTCAGCTACACCGCGCACAAGCGCGTAATCCCACAATCTTTTCAGCAAGTTACGGATAGCCAGTGCG